GCCAGCCGAGGTCCGCGTCGACCTGCCGCCGCCGCCCGAAGTCCAGTCGATGCGCATCGTGTCGATGCCCAAGCGCACGCGCACGTCAACGCGCAAGGTCAAGCGCGACAACGTCGGTGTCATCACCGAAACGACCGACACGTCGGTGGAGGAGTAGATGTCCACGGTCACCGTCGACAACGGCGAGCTTACCGACTACGACGTTGAGATTGGGCCGGGCGCATCGACCGCCGACACCCAGCGCATCGCCATCGCCACCGACGCCAATACCGTTGACACCGGCCTGGACCAGCCGCTCACCGACGCCGAGCTGCGCGCCGATCCCGTCGTGGTGGACCTCGGCACCAACAACGACGTGACCGTCACCGGCAACGTCGCTGTCACCAACGCCGGACTGACCGAACTCGCCGCCGCCATCGACACCGAGTTGCAGGTCGATGTGGTCGGCGCGCTGCCGGCCGGCAACAACAACATCGGCGACGTTGACATCGTGACTCTGCCTGACGTGACCATCGCCGCGCTGCCCAACGAAGGGCAGCAGACGATGGCAAACAGCATCAGCGTGGCGATCGCATCGGATCAGTCGGCGGTACAGACCGAAGTTGGCCCAGGCTTCGACCGATCCGCGAGCGGTGCCCTAAACGCGCTCGATGCTGTTGTATCCATCTCGACGGCCGGCGCAGCGGGCGTTGTGTTCTATTTCAGCGCTGCGGGAGACCTCGTTGGCACGGTTTCCATTGAGAGCTCATACGATGGTGGCACCAACTGGGTTAGCGCAACGGCCATCGGCCCCGGTTACATCGAGTCGAGCTTCGAAGAGGGCGAGATAGGTGCCGGCGCTACGTGGTACCTGACGCCGTTCGACTATTACAACGGCTACTACGCCACTCATTTCCGCTTCCGGGTCTCGGCCTACACCAGCGGCTCGTCCACGGTACGGGCCAAGGCCACCCTCGCAACATTACCGGCGACCCCGACGCCGCACTATTCCATAATCACCAACAACGTTGGCCAGCAGCTAAGCATCGACGGCAGTGGCCGGATGGCGACCACCATCGCTAGCCTCCCCGACGAGGGGCAGCAAACGATGGCGAACTCGATCAGCGTGGCGATCGCATCGAACCAATCTGCGGTCGCCGTCAGCGACAGCACGGCGCAGGCATCGCTCGCCACGATCGCCGGCGATACCACCGACATCGAAACCGCCGTCGAGCTGATTGACGACACGGTAGCCACGCTGGGCAGCACGACCTACAGCGAGGCGACGACGAAGGGCCTCATCGTCGGTGCCGTCCGGCGTGACGCTGACACAACGCTGGTGGACACCACCAACGAAGTGTCACCGCTCCAAGTCGACGCCAACGGGCGGCTCAAGGTGGAAGCGTTCAGCGGCGAAACGCTGCCGGTATCGCTCGCCACCCTGCCCGCGCTCGTGGCCGGCAACGCCAACATCGGTGACGTTGATATCGCCAGCATTGCGGCGGGCACCAACTACATCGGCAAGGTGCGCCTGACTGACGGCACGCTCGATACGACGCTCGTGGACGAAACGGGCACCAACGCCGTCGATGTGCTGGGCGTGGGCGGTGGCACGCCGCATGACTCCGTTGACAGCGGGAACCCGGTCAAGGTCGGTTTCAAGGCTGCCAACGCGCTACCGACCGCCATCGCCAACCTGGACCGGGCTAACGGCATCTCCGATCTGTGGGGACGGCAACTGACCAGCCACATCGACCCGGCGATGCAGAAGCACCTCGCATACAACACGACGAGCAGCCAGGCCGGCACGGATGTCATTACGCCGACCAGCGGCAAGAAGCTCGCCATCACCAGCGTGGTCATCGGGACCTACGGCACCACGGCAGGGCGCATCATCCTATGGTTCGGCGACAACGCCGATACCACCTACACTGCCGGCACCGACCAGGTATTGCTCGCCTTCTCCACGGCGCCATCGTCCAGCAGCAAGCCGGGGCTGGTATTCACGCCTGCCGTGCCGGTCTTCTGCACCACCGCCGACCGTGAACTGCACATCACGACCGACGCCAACATCAGCCTGGACATCGCCTTCGAATACTACGAGTGGTGATGTGACCGTCGCATTCCGCGCCGTGGGTACGTGGCAGGACGGCTCGACCGGCCTTGTGGCCGACGAGGTGTTGGCCGTGCCCGCCGCCCAGGTAACGGGCGATATGTGCGTCGCGATCGGCTGCTGGAAGGACTTCGGCATCACGGCGCAGATCAGCGGGTGGACCGAACTGTTTGAGGGCGCGGACGGCACGACCGGCACAGGCGCAAATGTCGGCTCGATGAAGATCGGCATCTGGTACAAGGAAGCGACCAGCGACGCCGAAGCGGACCCCACGCTCGACTTCTCGACCACCACCGGCCTGATCGGTGAGGGCGTCATCATCGTCTTCTCCAAGTCGGCGTCATTCTGGGAAACGCCGGTTGCCGTGACGCAGACATGGGCGGCATCGGCCGGCCCTGCATCACGCGATGCTTCCACCACCTGTACCGTCGCCTCGGGCGGCGCGGTCATCGGTGTAGCCGCCATCCGTGACGACTCGGCCACGTTCACCCGCGCCACGACGGCCATCAGCGACGCCGCCAGCGCGATCACCTGGAACGGCAACTACGCCGAGTCGCCCGCCACCCACGCCAGCACGACCGATGGCAACGACATGAGCTGCGACGCCGGCTATCGGCTGGTCACCACGGGCGCTGCGGGCGTGACGCTGCGCATGAGCATCGACCTCCTCTCCGCGTCCGAAACGGGCAATCTCGTGTGGGTCGTGCTCGGTGACACCAATACCGCGCCGTTTGTGCCCGTTTACCCGATGGTTCCAGCGGCTACTTCGGAATGTGACGAGTGTCGCTGCTCCTGCTTCTCCGACCACGCGGTGCCGGCGGCCAACCGCCACAGCCGGCAGCCACGGCCGGCGGCAGGGCGGAACCGCCCAAGCCGCGCAAGCGGCCGGACCCGGAGCTGTCGAAAGTCTGGGACGCCGAGCTGCGCATCTTCTACGAGGACGAGGAGCTGCTGGGCGCGCTGGACTAGCGCGCGCGGTTCGGACGTGGTATACATCCACCGAACGGCGGGTGCCCCAGTGGCCGGAGCCGGGATGAGTGACCTCTGTGTCCCCCTGACACGGAGGTTTTGTCTTTGAAGGCCCTACCGCCCGCCAAACTCCCGATCCCGGTCACGCGCGCCGCCGCGCTGCCCGGCGAGGTCCGCGCCAAGGGCGACGGGATGCCGGACCTGACCGGCCACTTCGCCACCTTCAACGAGTGGTACGAAGTCGATTCGATGTTCGAGGGCCACTTCCTCGAGAGCATCGACCCGCACGCCTTCGACGAGACGATCGCGCAGAGCCGCTCGCAAATGAAGGTCCTGTACGACCACGGCCAGGACCCGCAGATTGGCAACAAGGTGCTCGGCTCGATCGAGGAGCTGAACACCGACGCCACCGGCCCGGCCTACACCGTCGACCTGTTCGACACCAGCTACAACCGCGACCTGCGGCCGGGGCTGGAAGCAGGCGTCTACGGCTCGTCCTTCCGCTTCACCGTCGACGAGGACCGCTGGGACCGCCGGCCCAAGGCATCGGACTACAACCCCGACGCGCTGCCCGAGCGGGTCATCACCCGCGCCCGCGTGTTCGAGTTCGGCCCGGTCACCTTCCCCGCCAACCCGTCGGCGACGGCCGGCACGCGCTCGACCACCGACACCTACTACAAGCGCAGTGACCCCGAGCACTTCGACACCCTCATGCGCTCTGCCCAGCAGGCGCGCACCCCCTCCCCCCAGCCAAAGGAGAAGTTCCACGTGGACACCCATGAGTACGTCACCCGCGAGGACAAGGCCGCGCGGGCAAGCGAGCTCGAAGAGGCGCTCAAGCGCCAGGCAACCGAGTACCCCGGCGTCCTGCCCGAAACGGCACAGGTGACGTGGGATCGCGACACCGCCGAGCTGACCGCCCTGCGCGCCGACATCAAGGCGTGGGACGAGCGCACGGCGCTCCTGCGCACCTTCTCCGCCGACCCCGGCCGCGTCGAGAGCGGGCCGACCGTGATCGTGCGCAAGACCGAGGCCGACATCTACAACCCCGAGCAGTACGGCCCAGGGCATGTTCGCTCGGTCGAGGAACGCCAGCAGAAGCTTCGCGACAACGCCAAGCGTTCGGTCGAGACATCGACGCTGGAGCACCCCGAGGCCGGCAAGCGTGACGCCGCGATCAAGGCCCACATGCAGTGGCTCCTCGACACGCGCGACACCGAGGAAGGCGAAATCGCCCAGCGCATGCTCAAGACCGGCAGCCCGGTCTACAAGCGGGCGTTCAACAAGCTCGTCAAGGGCATCCCCCTGACGCCCGAGGAGGAGCGCTACGCCGCGCTCCAGGTCGTCGGCACGACCACGACGGGTGGCTACGCCATCCCGTACACCTTCGACCCGACATTCATCCCGACCGGCGCCTGGACCAATATCAACCCGTTCCGGGTGGTCTGCCGGGTCGAGACGATCGCTGGCTCGAACAACTGGCAGGGCGTGTCAGTCGGCAACGTCCTGGCCGCCTACGACGCAGAGTCGGCGGCGACCACGGAAGGTGGCCCGACCTTCGCCCGGCCGTCGCTCACGGCGCAGCGCGTGTCGTCGTTCATCACCCTCTCGCGCGAGACGTTGCAGGACCGGCCCGACATCGGCTCGGAGCTGGCCGTGCTCATCGGCGAGGCCAAGGACACGCTCGAAGAGAACCAGTTCTCGATCGGCGTCGGCACGACGGTCTACCCGCAGGGCATGTTCGTGAAGAGCGTGTTCACGGTCAAGGAGACGATCACGAACGACACGTTCGCGGTCGCCGACCTCGACGCGACCGAGGCCGCGCTGCCGATCCGCCACCGCCGCGACGCGATCTGGATGCTCAGCCGTGCGGTCATCCGCATCTGCCAGGGCTTCGAAACCGCCTACGGCAAGTACTTCAACTCGACCCTCGGCTACCCGGCCGTGGGCGACCCGCAGAACAACCCCGGCGGCAACACCGGCCTCCAGCTGCTCGGCTACCCGGTCTGGGAGACGCCGTCAGCGCCGGCCACGGTGACCACCGACGACGCCGTCGTCGGCATCCTCGTCGCGCCGAAGAACTACATGGTGCTGGACCGCCTCGGCATGGATGTCGAGCTGGTCCCCAACATGTTCGACGCAACGACCGGCTTCCCGAACGGTGACCGCGGCCTGCTCGCCATCTGGCGCAACACAGCCCGCGCACTGAACGCCGACGCCGGCCGCCAGATCAACATCAACTAAGCCCACCAGTCCCCCGGTGGCGGGCCGAACGCGCCCGGCCCGCCACCCATCCATCCCGCTAGACGCATCGAAGCGAACAAGGAGAAAACAAGGTGGCATCAGTCGTAGCCCTCCAGTCATTCGTCGGCAGGCTCGCCAAAGACGAGCTAGGCCCGGCGCCGAAGAACAAGCAGGGCGATGTCAAAGGCCCGCGCCCGGTGGTCAAGGAAGGCCGCAAGGTCGAAGTCCAAAAGGGCCAGATGTTCGAGAGCAATCATCCCGTCGTCAAGGCTTTCCCGGCGATGTTCGGCGAGGCTGACAGCCTGCCGCGGCCGGTCGTAGAGCAGGCGACAGCAGCACCAGGTGAAAGGCGGCAACGATGAGTTTCCGAGCGACCAACATTGCCGCCACCACGGCGGCCGTGACCAACCGGCTCGTGACGACGGTCGACATGAAAGTCGGCACCTACACGCTCGCCAACGCCTCGGCGGTGTGGCAGGGCGGCTTCCTCGTCACCGCCACGGTGACGGCGGTCGACACGGCCGACACGATGGGCACGCTCGCCGTCGTCGGCAAGGACCTGCACGGCAACGCCCTGAGCGAAACGCTGACGCCCGTTGCCGGCGAGACGGTGACGGGGACCTCGGTGTTCAAGTCCATCACCTCGATAACCGGCGCAGGGTGGATCATCGACGCCGTCGAGGGCAACGAGGACACCATCGTCATCGGCGTCGCCGCAGGGTCGTACATGGCCGTCGGCGCCGGCCTGCTCCATTCGGTCGTCGTCAACAACACCGTCGCCGCCGCGATCGTGCTCTCTGACAAGGCCGGCACGCTGTTCACCATCCCGGCATCACAGGCGGCCGGCACGGAGTACCTGTACGACGTGCCGTGGGTCGGCTGGCTCAAGATGGCGACGACCAGCACCAACGACGTGACGGCCATTCACACACCGGGCGTGCCTGCCACGTATGCGATGAGCTAGGGCCATGCCCACGGCCATCGGCGCCTACGCCACAACCTCATCGCTCAAGCAGCTCATCGGCAAGACCGACAGCAACGACGACACGCTCATCGGCCTGATCTGCGATCGGGTCAACGCCGAAATCGAGCGCATCACGCAGCGTGTCGTCGCGCCGGTCAGTTCGGCGACCTTCACCCTCGACGGCGACGGCAGCGACCGCTTCTTCTTCCCGCGCGGCGTGCGCGCCATCACCGCGCTCGAGTACGCCAGCTCGACCGGCGGCAGCTACACCGCCTGGACGACCACGCACTACGTGGTGCGGCCGGTCGACCACGAGCGGACGCCGGGCTTCCCCGGCTTCTGGGTCGTGCTGACCGACATCGCCTCGCCACGCCGCTTCCCGGTCGGGTACGGCACGGTGCGCATGACCGCCACGACCGGCTGGGCGGCCATTCCCGACGACGTGACCCAACTCGCCCTCGTCATCGGCCAGCGCGTGTGGAACGCGCGCCAGGCCGGCCAGCAGCAGCTCATGGCGACCGACGAGATGGGCCGGCCCTACATCGCCCAGTTCTTCGACAGCCGTGACCGCTGGACGCTCAAGCAATACAGCCTGCCCGTGCTCGGATGATCGAGTGCGGCTGGTGCGGTGCGGCAACAAAACCGGGCGCGTGCTCGACCTGCGGGCGCGACCCGGCCCTGCCCTGGCAGCAGCGGGCGCAGGACCCGCCGGGGTTTACTGCGCGTGACGCGGGCCGGCCGAACCTCGACGCCAGCCAGGTCAGACAGCGCATCCGTATCGCGCGCAAGGAGCACCCCGACGCGACCAACGCCGAGCTCGCCGAGTACCTCGGCATCAGCGCGCGGACTCTCGGGCGTTGGCAGATGTTGGCTGACTCGGGACAGTAAATGTCCGTTTTGCGCGCTATTAGTGCCGATGCGCCGGTCTGAGGATTAGGCCGTGGCATCCATGCGCTCATCGGTTGACGTGGACTTCTCCGGCCCGTTCTTCAAGGCCGACATCGACAAGACGCTGCTCGAGAACGTCCGCAAGATGATGGAGGGCATAGCCGAGGAAGGCGAACCGGCGGCCGAGGAGGGTCTGCTGACCGGCGCCACGCGGCGCGCTCTCGTCAGCGGGACCGGCGATCGCGTTGCCGACCATGTCGTCGGGCGCACCGAATCGCTGACCGGCAAGGAGTGGATGACCGCCGCCGTGGTCAGTGTCAACAGGGCCGGCCTCGACCAGCGGCAGGCAATCTCGCTGATGGCCGCCGCCTCGTCGGTTGAGCGCCGCACGCGCGCCATCAGCCGAGTGACCCGCCAGCTACGCGCAGCCCGCGCCGTATTGCGGGCCAACCTCACCGAGGGCCTGGAATGACCCTGACTGCCTGCCTGGACGCCCTACAGGTTCATGCCCTCGCTGCCGCCGGCACGGCCGACGCCACCGGCACTTTCGTTGACGTGGCCGTGGGCTTCCCGGTCGCCAAGGGCCGGTCGGTGCGCGTGTTCTACGACGGTGAGCGGGACTCGGTCTACTTCGGCGAAGGCTCGCTCAACAGCCAGCACGTCGCCCAGACGATCGTGGTGCGGGCGATGTGGCCCGAGCCGACCGATGCCGCCTCGGACACGCGGACCATGCAAATCCAGATGGGCGCGTTCGCGGCGTCGTTCCGCACGCGCGTCGACGGCGACTTCACGCTCGGCGGTGGCTGCACCGCGCTCAAGATGCTGCCCGCGCCGGCCGGACTCCAGCTCGTCGGGCAGACGAAATACGCCGTGCTCGATTGGGAAATCGGGCTGGACCTCGATGACTACACCTACGCACCCTGAGGTAAGGCATGGCTAAGCGATCGGGTATCGGTGCCTCATTCTTCGTAGACGAGATCGACCTGTCCGGCGACGTCGGCGCCATCACCAGCGCCGAAACGATGCGCAATGAGCAGGACGTCACCGGCATCAACAAGTCCGCGGTTGAGCGCATCCTGACGCTGCGCGACGGCACGATGAGCTTCGCCTCCTTCTGGAACACCGCCACCGACCAGGCAGTGCTCACGCTCCAGACGATGCCGCGCACGGATCGCATCTGCACGCTGATGCTCAGCTCGTCGCTCGGTGACGCCGCCGCGTCGATACAGGGCAAGCAGATCAACTACCCCATCACCCGCGCGCAGGATGGCTCGCTGGCGGCCACGAACGACGTGAAGGCGAACGGCCTGGGCATGGGCCTCGAGTGGGGCGAGATGCTGACCACCGGCAAGGAGACGTTCGCGTCAGGCACGCTCGACACGACCGCCATCGACCTGGGCGCCGTGTCGACGCTGTTCGGCATGGCCGCCTATCTGCACGTCTTCTCCCTTGGCTCGGGCGAGCCGACCGTGACCGTGCAGGACTCGGCCAACAACATCGCGTTCGCGGCCATAACCGGCGGCGCGTTCACGTCGGTGACGGCCGCCACCAGCGAACGCATCCAGACATCGGCCACCGCGACCATCCGGCGCTACGTGCGCATCGAGGTCGACGGCACTTACACGGACCTCGTAGCGGCGGTGAACTTCGTCCGCTACACCGAATCAGTCGTAGCGTAGAAAGGATCGAGCAATGGCCAAGGTCAGCGGTCTACCGACCGCAATCACCGTCGCGGGGAACGTCATCACCAACGACGTGACCAGCATCAACATCGACACGCCCTACGGCGAGCAGGACGTGACCGGCCTGGACAAAAGCGCAATGGAGCGCATCCTGCTGCTGGCCGACTACAGCGGAACGATGAGCGGCGTGTTCAATACCGCCGCCAGCATGAGCCACGCCACGCTCAAGACGCCCGGGTCGAAGTCGCTCGTCATCGGCTACCCCGGCGCCACCCTCACGGCCACGGTCAACACGACCAACTACGCCGTCAGTCGCGCGCAGGACGGCTCGCTCACGTGGAGCGTCAACTTCAACCTGAACTCCGGCACCGCCGCCGCCTGGACGTAAGCGCCGCCGATGTGGCGGCTGCCCGGTGACCGCACCACGCTCGACCT